CAATTCATACAAGACATAATCGACCCCAAAATAAACTGGGTAACTGTCCTCTGGCCCTTTTTCACTTCAATTGTACAAAATGACTATACATGGGCTAAGCCAAATCGCGCATATATCAGCGAAGACGAGTATCTACCAAGTATGCGCTCAGAAGGCGCTGGTCACTTTGCCATTATCTTAGACACTAGCGCTTCTGTGAATGATAAAGAACTTACTGAGTTCTTTACTGAGATAGCTGCTATACACAGAGAGCTGCAACCAGAGCTTATAACAATCATACAATGCGATACTAAAGTCACAGACGTAAAGCAGATAGAGCAAGAAGACATCTTCAAAACTAACGACATTCAAGTATTAGGTAGAGGAGGTACTAGATTTTCTCCTGCTTTTCAGTATATAAACGACAATCTACATAACGTAGAAGCTGCAGTTTATCTCACTGACTTAGAATCCGACGACTTTGGAGATGCACCAAGCTACCCAGTACTTTGGGTGTCTACCACTAATCGCACAGAAGCTCCTTTCGGGAGAGTAATACGGATGTAAGGAAAAGCCTATGTTAACTTCCCTTATGTGCTTAGCAATCGCCGTATACTTTGAGGCGCGGGGTGAACCAACAGCGGGGCAGCTTGCTGTAGCCCATGTGATACATAACAGAATAAAAGACCCTCGATACCCAGACAGCGCATGCGAAGTAGTTAAACAAGGCTATTATTGGGATGGCAACCCAATAAGAAATAAATGCCAGTTTAGTTTTTACTGTGATGGTAAAAGCGATGTACCTAATAACAAACAAGCATGGTACAACGCCCTTTATATAGCATGGCTAAGCGGCATAATAGAAGACAAAACAAACAACGCAACTCACTACCACAGCGTCAATGTGTTTCCCGAATGGGCATACAATGGCGAGATAACCGTTAAAATCAATAAGCACATCTTTTACAAAGGCATTAATTAGTGACAACAACTAAAGTAAATAAAATAACTCCTGAAGAACGAGACTTACTCCGCGAAGAGTTAGCACAACAAATAAAAAACTATTTAAAGAAAGGCGGAACTATAACAAAATGCCCCCCTCGCGCATTCACACCAGACCAAGGCCCAAAGAAAAAATTTGCTGGCAGTCAGTTTGACTCTTTAACTGATCCAACCAACCGAGACGTAGGCGCGGTACGCCCTACCAAAAACAAAGGCGGGAGTGACTAAATGTATGACTACCAGTGTAAAATTGTCCGTGTTGTCGATGGAGATACTATCGATGTTGATATTGACCTTGGGTTTGATACTTGGCGTTGCGGTGAGCGCATTCGTTTGTACGGTGTTGATACTCCAGAGTGCCGCACACGCGATGCTGACGAAAAAGCTGCCGGATTCTTGGCAAAGGAGTTTGTCGAAGACACGCTACACGTCGGAGAAACCTACACTCTCACCACCAAAGAAAAAGGAAAGTTCGGCAGATACTTAGGCGTCATCATGCTAAGCGATAAAACTTCAATCAATGCAGCTTTAGTTAAAGAGCACTTAGCCGTGCCGTATCACGGGCAAAGCAAACAAGAAATAGAAGACGCCCACGCAGCAAACTACCAAATACTAAAAGATAAATGGTTGATATGAGCTACTTAATACTATTCGCTGCTCAAACTTGTTATATAGCTACCAGAGCCTTCCAACAACTAAACGTAATGCACCATAAACGCCTATGGCTGTTTTGGACAAGTGCAATAATGGCAGTGTTTGAATGCACCGTATTTGGCTCAATAACCTTCAAAGCTATAGATGTCTTTGAGTCCGGTAAGCTTATAGAGTTCGCTTTATTAGCTATACCCTTATGGCTCGGAGGTAGTTTAGGCTCCCTATGCTCTATGGAAATACACAAGAGGCTTCGTAAATGACTGATAACCCTAAACATATACAACAGCTAAAAGAAGGCAAGCCGCCTATGGAGTATGTCCCGTACGGCCCATTAGCCCAAGTAGCAAAAGTAATGCAGACAGGTGCTTTAAAGTACGGCAGAAAAAACTGGCGCCAAGACAAAATACTAGCCAGCACCTATGTCGGAGCTATAACCAGACACGCGCTGCTTGAATGGTCTGAAGGAGTAAACGTAGACAAAGAAAGCGGCCAACATCCTTTAGCACATGTAATAGCATGCTGCCTTTTAGTAATGGACGCAGAAACACACGGAACTTTAATAGATGATCGAATGAGCACCGAGAGTAAAAGTTCAAATGAAATTTACTGACTTACCTACTGTCTTTGAAGAAGTAAACTACCTAAAACAAAATGACCCTGAAACATATTACTTAATCTTTTCAGATAATTACTACCATTTACTAACTCATGAAGAAACTCTCCAACCCGAGTTCAGATGTTTACAAGTATTAGAAACATTTACACCCACAACTATGGACTTAACAATGCAAATAGAAGAATATATAAAACTTTCCGACCAATTTGACCTAACAACTGGCCCTGACAGCTTAGACCCAGCTGAACTAACTCAGTTTATAACGGTCTGGATAAAATCACGCAGCCCTGCCCTTTATGACTCTTTAAAAAGAGATTTTATTGCTATCGAATCAAACATTTACGCCCACAGAGAATGCGTAGCCAATAAGTACGACATATAAACTAACTCTACCAGGAGCGGTACTTTGAGTTTAACAAAAGTCACTTTAGACTTTGAGACGTACTATGACGTCAAACAAAGCTTAACCAAACTAACGACTATGGACTATGTCCGCCATGACAACTTTAAAGTCTGGGGCGTAGGCATCAAAGTCGAAGAAGAAGAAACTCAATGGTACGGAGAAGATGAGGTAGACCAAGCTATACAAGATATAGACTGGTCAACTACAGCCGTTATCTGTCACAACACCCCATTCGACGGTTTTATACTTACCGACTACTACAAAGTAATCCCTGCCTATTACATAGATACAGCCGCTATGTCTCGCGGTAACAACCCATCTAAGTCAGCAAGACTAAAAGATGTAGCAGAACGTATGTTCCCTGACGACCTTTCTATGCGTAAAGGCGATGAGCTTATAAACGCTAAAGGTATATATGACTTACCCCCTGACATAGAAGAACAGATAGCCAGCTACTGCATTCAAGACGTAGATCTAACTTGGGCAATCTACAAAGAGTTTATGAAGACATTCCCTCAAGAAGAGCTAGATCTCATAGACCTTACTACACGCATGTTCTGTGAACCCTCACTTAAGATTGACCGTGAACGACTGACCAAGTACCACGAATCAGAGCTGCATAACAATGAAACAACAATACTTGGCTCAGGTATAGAAAAAGACATACTAAGCTCTAACAACAAGTTTGTTGAGCTAGTAGAAAGTCTAGGCATCACTGTACCTACTAAACCAAGCCCATCAAACCCAGCAAAAAAGATTGCAGCCCTTGGTAAAAATGACGCTGGATTTAAACAAATGGCAGCTATGTACCCAGAGCATAACCATATATGGAATGCTCGCATAGCTATAAAGTCGCGTCTTACTGAAACCAGATCAAAGCGCTTCTTAGACGCAGCTGACGATAACGACTACATACCTGCCCCAATCAGATATTACGCTGCGCACACTGGTAGATTCGGCGGTACAGAAAAGCTAAACATGCAGAACCTGCCCAGAGGCGGTGAGTTACGCAAGTGTTTAATAGCGCCAGAAGGTCATCTTATCTATGTAGCTGATTTATCTAACATTGAGGCCCGTATGCTGGCTTGGCTTGCTAACGAACAAGGTCTGCTCCAGCAATTCCGAAACGGTGATGATATATACAGTAATTTTGCTTCTGTCATATACAACAGACCAATAGACAAGAGCAATAACCCCACAGAACGATTTGTAGGTAAAACTGCAATCTTGGGCCTAGGCTATGGCATGGGTCATGAGAAGTTCAAAGCTACTTTAAAGTCAGGTGCTATGGGGCCTGCTATGGAGTTTGATACAGAAGAATCAAGACGTATTGTTAATACTTATAGAAGCACTTACAGCGGTATCAAGAACCTCTGGTACAAGTTAGAAGACACTCTCAAACTGTCTATGGGTAAAAGCAACGAAGGAATGACCTATGGCCCCTTAACTGTGGGTCATAATTCCTTAATTTTACCCAATCAAATGTCTTTGACATACAACAACTTACGTTCATCAAAAGACGGTTTGATCTTTGACTCTAAACTTAAATCAGAATACACCTACGGCGGGAAGATAACAGAAAATGTAATTCAGGCTCTTTCAAGAATTATCATTACAGACAGTATGTTACGGTTATCAAAATCCATCCCAGGGGGAAAAGTAGCTCTAACAGTCCACGATGAGATCATCATGGTTGCGCCCGATACTAACCCTCATGCTACAATGGATAAGATCATCCAAGACATGTGTATAGCTCCTGATTGGGCAGCTGACATTCCCCTAGACGCCGAAGGCGGTTTTGATACTAGCTATAGTAAGTAATGCCAAGATTAGTTCTAACAAGAAAACTTGATGAAACTGTAGTTGTCCATAAAGACGGCTTAAAGCTGCTTACTTTAAAAATAACTAAAATAGATCGTAACCAAGTACGAATCACCTTCGAAGCGTCTAAAGAAATTATAATTGACCGAGAAGAGGTGCTCTCCGCGCCCAAATCCGGCGAATAACATACTTCTCTAGGAGGAGAATATGAGAGTAACTTTTCTTGAGGCGACTAATGGGCTGCGCCTCAGCAAACAACATTCAGCGACTAAAGGTTTTACGCCTTATCCGCACGTAAAAGCAGTAACTTCTCACAGATATGACATACCAATATCTGATTCAGGCTTAGATCAGTTTGAGCAGTTACTTCGAACCCACGGTAGCCAAGGTCATTGCTTGCTTAAAGGCGACCTTAAGCGTGATCTTATCGATGAAAGCCGTGCAGGGCTAGCTAATCGCAACGCCCTTACAAACTTGCTTGTTCTAGACATCGATGGAGTTACTCTTTCAAAGCAAGTCTCTACATCAAAGCTTACAACTACAGACGTAATCTATCTAGCTAATCAAGTTATAGCCGAGTTACCTCAAGAGCTGCACAACGTCAGTTATATAGCTCAAGCTTCTTCTAGCTTGGGTCTCAAAGGTAATAAAACGTCCTTACATATATTTATGTTTCTGTCCGTAGCAATGCCACCCAAAGCAGTAAAGCTATGGCTGCAGGACTCTAACTACGAATCTGATATTTTCTCTGAGCAATTAGAGCTATCTGTAAACGGCCAATCATTAAAGTACCCACTAGACTCATCAGTAGCAGATAACTCAAAACTTATATTCATAGCTCCTCCTACATTCGACGACGCTAAGAACAATCCCTTTGTTTCTGATCAAGATCGTATAGCTGTAGTTAAAAGAGACAACGCATCTTTTGATTTAGCTGCGCTTATGAAAAATATAAGCCCGCAAAAATGCCATGAAAAAAGCCAACTATTCAAAGACGCTTTGCGAGAAAAGTCTGGGTTTAAGAAAAAACCAACCAAGACTCGTTTAACTTCTGTAGACAATCAAACAGAAGAAATACTAGTTAACCCAGACAAGATGTCTATATCAGTGTCAGATACAACTAGCTTTCCTTACATACGTTGCAATATAAATGGCGGAGACAGTGGTGCTTATTACTTCAACATTGAAAAGCCCACGTACATGTATAACTTTAAAGACGAACCTATCTTCGAAATAGAAAAAGCTGATAAAGACTTTTACGCTTCTATTTTTGATACGTTCGCTCAAGAGTTAGAAAAGATAGGTAAAGCTGAATTCCCTACTGTTATGAGAGACTTCGATACAGACACCTTTTACGCAGGTCTGTTCGATCCCAATCAAAATCAGTTCTCTGACAGCTTTCCACTAACGCCTATAGGTAAAGTTAACATCGAAGACTTTTTCATGACTCATGGAAAGCTTCCACCCGACTTTATACCAGACGCTAAAGTTAAGTTTATACCTACGTCTAACGAACCAGCAATTAACCTTGCTAAGACGCCGTACGAGATAAATACATTTAGGCGCACCAAGTATGCTTTATCGCCAGAAAAACCAGCAAAGCCTCTTGAGTTTGGTACAGCTAACAACTTAGAGCGAATAACTCCTCTTACCTACACAATCATGAACCACATGCTTGGCAACGGTAAAGAAGAGTTCGAACGCTTTATTAACTGGCTCGCTTATATATTCCAAACACGTAAAAAGACAGGTGTATCTTGGGTACTCTCCGGTACACAAGGCACTGGTAAAGGTATTTTCTACTCACGCATACTACGAGGCCTCTTTGGTACGCATCACGCTCCAATGAGATACCTACAAAGTATGGAAGAGCAGTTTAACTTGTATATGAGAGACGCTTTGTTCCTGGTCGTCGATGAGTTCCATATGGCATCGTCTTCTAGCGGCGCTGGTAAGATGGCTGACAAACTAAAAAATCAAATAACAGAGTCAACCATTACGATACGAGGCATGCGCAGCAACCAAGTAGAAATGGATAACTATACAAACTTTATATTCTTAACTAACAGATCAGATGCCGTAAACATAGAAACCGGAGACAGGCGTTACAACATAGCACCTAAGCAAGATAAAAAACTCTTAGATGTCTACCCTGACCTCCCAGCCCGGTTAGATACTGACGAGCTTGAGCAAGAACTTTGGAAGCTAGCAGGTGTCCTCGAGACATTTGTCTATAACAAACGCTTTGTAGAAACTGCTATAGACAATACCGCTAAAGAACAAATGCGTAATGTATCTATGTCAGTGTTTGACGAGTTCTGCCAATCACTAAAAGACGGCACTCTTATCTTCTTTGCCGACATATTAGACATAAACGTAGCTGCAGTATTACACAGCAATGAGATAGAAATCGCTCAAAGGTTAGTAAAAACATGGATAGCTCAATCTCAAGATGAATATTCTGTTATACCTATGGAGCACTTACGAACCATCTACCACGTACAAACAGAGCAAAACCCACGTTTCTCCCAACGCGAGTTCTCCAAACGTATGAGCAGAAACGATTTAGTCTCTGAGCGCAAACGTCCTTATGGTGCAGGCAGGAATGCTAACTTACTAAGCGGCATAGTTGTTAATTGGAATATAACTGATATAGAACGTCAAAGGATCATAAACCAATACTTCAACAAAGAAGATAAATCTCTTTTACAAGCCGCTGATAACTAGCAATAATTTATATAATTGAGTACACTTGTCCAAACATTTAATAGGATATTACTGTGACAAAGCTTACTCAAGACACTAGACCAGACAATCTTAAGCCTTTAGAAACACCAAAAACCCTTGGAGAACTAAGAGCTTGGTCTTACTCAGCTCTTAAAGTCTTCGAAGAGTGCCCGTACCGTTCTTACATACAAAAAGTAAAAAAGATACAAGAACCTTCTAGCCCTGCTGCTGAACGTGGTACTCAAATTCACCAGCAAGCTGAAGATTATGTAAACGGTACACTCGGTGAATTCCCAGACACCTTAGCTAAATTTAAATCTGACTTCGAAGAACTTCGTGAGCTTTTCGCACAAGCCAAAGTAGAACTAGAAGGAGACTGGGGATTTAATCTTAGCTGGGAACCTTGTGGCTGGATGGAAAAAGATACTTGGGCACGCATCAAGCTAGATGCACTTGTTCACGAAGATGAACAAAGCGCGAGAGTTATTGACTACAAAACTGGTAAAAAGTTTGGCAATGAGATTGGGCATGCACAACAAGCATTGTTATATGCAATTGCCACTTTCTTTAGATACCCTCATATCGAGTTTGTTCAAACAGAACTATGGTATTTAGACAAAGGCGAACGAACAATAAAACAATACACTCGTGAGCAAGCAATGCAGTTTGCTCCAGGCTATCATCGCAGAGCCATAATAATGACAACTTGTGGAGACTTCACTCCTACACCTTCCAAAGATTCATGTAGATGGTGTGCTTACGGTAAAGGTGAGCACCCAGAATGTAATTGGGGGGTATACTAACTCTCACCAATTATATAAATGTATCTCCCCTTAGATATGTAATTGGTTTTAGCCCCCACCCCCTGCCCCACACAGGGGGTTTTTTTTGCATGGAGAAAACATGGGAACCGTACTACTAAGAATATTAACCTTCATTGAAATATTAGTATTCCTCAAAAGAGCTAGACAAAATGACAATGATATACACTCGCGACAACGTGCAGATACAGTACACGCTGAAGACGAATCCTCCGGAAGCAATGTATTGGACGACACACAACCTGAAAAAGACTGATATAAAACTAATAACTAAAACAGATAAAGAAACAGCAGCACAAATACGCCAGGAAATATTCGATGACATCATTAGCAGAGAACCTAATCAACGTAAAAAATATACGCCCTCCGCTGACTCGGTTTCAAAAAGGAGTAAAGCAACCAACTCTAAACATGCTCAAGTCAGGAGCAAACAACAAAAAACTAGGCAGCAAAATAAAAGTAAAAAAGTGGAAAAACATGCCGCTGTACAGCCTAACTCTAGAAGAACGCGCAACGTGTCCAAGTGACTGTGAGCAATGGGAAAACTGTTATGGCGATAACATGCCATTTGCACACAGATATGATGACTCTGCTTCTGACTTCAACAGTATGCTTGAGACCCAACTAACTCAACTTTCTAACAAACACCCAAGCGGTTTTGTAATACGTCTCCATGTACTTGGTGACTTTAGAAACAAACGCTACATAAACCAATGGAAACGTTGGTTAACCAAGTTCCCTAGCCTTAACGCCTTTGGTTACACTCACCACAAACTAATGACTACCGAAGGACAATTAATAAACGCAATGAACAACGCATACCCTGACCGCTGGCAGATACGATTCTCAGATGACACTTCTACTTCATTCAATGCTACAGTAACTAAAGACCCTAACTACAAACCAACTAAGACAGAAATAATGTGCCCAGAGCAGACAGGACTTACAGCTAGCTGCGCAACTTGCGGGTATTGCTGGTCATCAAATAAATCTGTCGTTTTTGTTGAACATTAATTATAAGTTATGCTAATATTATAGAATATCAACGAGTGATACCCTTATGCATGAAGCATTCGAACATCAAAAAGTAACATCAAAGTTTATCTTAGATAACAAACGTGTGCTTATTACCTCCGACCCCGGTACTGGTAAAACGCGCAGCGTCATTGATGCTTACAAAAAACAAAAAGAAGGCAAGCTGCTTGTATTAGCACCTCTGTCTATCCTCGGCGCGTCTTGGGGAGATGACATAGAAAAGTTTGCACCTGACCTTTCGTACGCTATTGCGTACTCTAAAAACCGTGCAAAAGCTTTCCAAGAAGACGTTGATATAGTTATTACAAACCACGATGCAGTCAAATGGATCGTCAAAAATCCGCATGCATTACAGGGTTTTGACACTCTTTGCATCGACGAGTTTACAGCATTTAAGAACAAAGACAGCGCTCGCAGCAAAGCTATTCTTAAGATTGCTAAGCATTTCGACAAGCGCATAGCAATGTCTGGTACTCCAAACAGCAACACTATACTTGATATATGGCATCCAACCTTAATAGTTGACGATGGTGAGCGCCTAGGACGTAGATTCTATGGCTTCAGATCAGCTGTATGTACTTCAAAATTCAATGGTTTTGCTAATGAATGGGTTGACCGCAGTGACGCCCAGGAGATAGTCGGTGCAGCTTTATCTGACATAAACATCAGATACAAGCTAGAAGAATGCATAGACATGCCAGAGCAAACTATACGTCAAATGTACGTGCAACTACCTAAAGCTATACAGACTCAATACGAAACGTTTGCCGCAGACTCTGTCTTGTATACTGGTGCAACAACTATTAACGCCGTCCATGCAGGAGCTAAAGTTAAAAAGCTACTTCAGTTATGTACAGGCGCTGTGTATGACGAAGATGGTAATGCCCAAGGCATACACACTGAGCGTTATGACCTAGTAATGCAGCTTGTCCAAGAGCGTTCTCATTCTCTAGTTGCCTTTAACTGGAAGCACGAACGCGACCATATGACAGCGTTAGCTGACAAACTTGGCATATCTTACGGGATAATTGACGGCAGCACTGCTAGCCACAAACGCAAAGACATTGTTGATCGCATTCAAGCTGGTCAACTACAGGTTGTATTTTGCCACCCGCAATCAGCAGGCCACGGTCTAACTATGACCAAAGCAACAACTATTATATGGTCATCACCAACTTACAATGCCGAGCATTATCAGCAGTTTAACAGACGTATCTACCGCGCCGGACAAACCCAAAAAACAGAAATTATACAAATCGCTGCCAAAGATACTTGGGAAACAGACGTTTACGATAAGCTAGATGGCAAACTAACTCGAATGGAAGAACTACTTAATATACTAACTGACTTACACACTAACAGGAAAAAACAATGACTCAAGAGTTAAACATAAATCAATTAATCGAAAAGCGAGCGGAAGTAAAAGCTGGTATGGAACAACTTAACCGTGAGCTAAAAGAATTGCGTGAGACACAAGATCAACTAGATGTCTTATTGCTAAAGAAGATGGACACCGAAGGTTTGTCTCGTACTGCGAATGACAAGGCATCAGTGTCAATCAACGAGGATACTGTCCCTGAGGTTATGGACTGGGAGCAACTTTACCAGCACATAATGAGTACTCAAGACTTTAGCCTCATCCAAAGACGTGTTAGTTCAACTGCTTACAAAGAACTGCTAAAGCTTGGCGAAGCAGTGCCAGGTCTGCAGCCACGAACTGTACGTCGCATTAACTTTAGAACCCTTTAATTATCAATGAACAAGGAACAATTAACTATGAGTAGCACAGCGTTAGCAATCCCAGAAGATAAACTCCCAGCTCACCTCAAGAATTCAGTAGGCGTAGGCAGGGGTAACGAAAACGTTGGTAGCAACGTAACAATCCCCCGCGTTAAGCTCTTGCAAAAGATGTCTGACGAAGTAGATAAGCATCACGCTAACTACGTAGCCGCGGCAGAGCCTGGTCATTTCTTAAACACTCTTACTGGCCAAAACTACGGCGAAGAACTGTATGCAATCAGTCTTACATTTAAGCACGAGTTTACAGTATGGCGTAAGCGAGATGCAGGCGGCGGTTTGTTAGGTTCTTTCCCGTCTAATGCAGATGCTCAAGCTGCTATCGACGTGCAAGAAAAACCGCTCGACTACGACATTACAGAGACTCACACTCACGTGCTTCTGCTTAAAAATCCAGAGTCAGGTGACCTAGAGCCTACTCCAGTAATCATGGACTTCGCTAGCTCTAAGCTGCGTATCTCCCGTAACTGGAACTCGCAGATCGGCATGAAAGGCGGCGACCGATTCGCTGGTCTTTGGAAGATCAAGTCAGTAGCTGTAGAAAACCGTATGGGCAATGCGTTTATGAATCTAGACGTAGAGTTTGTAGGTTGGGCGCAGGAAGAAGACTACAAAGTAGCTGAGACTTTATATGAGCAGCATTCGTAATCTTTAAAAGGCGTGTATGAACGAACACAGCTTTATTAAATCTGTGCATCGTTACCTTCCATCTGATTTATTTAAATGGAAAATACACGATACATATACTGGCGGGGTTCCAGATAGCTTTTATGCTGGCCCCGCTGGTATTTTGTTTGTTGAATACAAGTATGTAAAAACATTACCTGCTAAAGACTCTACAGCTATAAAAACTACATTGTCGCCCCTGCAGGCTCAATGGTTAAACAGAATGCTAGACTTTAACCAGCGTGCCGCCCTTGTTATAGGCTGTGAAGATACAGCTGTAATACTGACAAACAAAGAATGGGCAGCTACTTTTACTAAAAAAGACTATGTAGCTCGTGCTGTACCTCGGAAGCAAGTAGCCACCTGGATAACTGAGAGCTGCTTAGGATGACTTCTCCGCATAAAATACTACAGCTAGAATGGCGGCTTAAAAAACAAAAACTTAAAATAACTCAAGCCGAAGCTGCTGCTCATATTGGCTGGACTCAAAGTGCATTTAGCCAATACTTAAACGGTACAACTAAATTAAACCCTTCAGCAATAATAAAGTTTGCTACTTTTTTAGACATACCTCCGTCTAAAATAGATCCTTCTTTACAAGTGCTAACGGGCAACTCGCGCTGCCCGCATTGCAAAAAAGAAATCTAATACCCAGATTTCTTTTTCTTCTTCTTTTTCATACCTTTAGGCTTTTGATTAATACAAGGCTGACCGTTGTGCATGGCTATTCTCCTTTTGATCTTGAGTTTTTAATGTCTACACGCCTACCAAGAACTTCCTCCATCTTACTACCTAAAGAAAATCCTTGATCTGACAGTGTTTGAAAAGCTTCAAATATAGCTTCTTGTGCTATACCTTCTGCTTCTAGTTTCTCGTAAGCGTGCCTGCGAGACTCTATTGGGTCTTTCGTTAAGTTTCTATGAGACATTTATAATCAACCTTTTTGCTACGTACAAAGGATGCTTAAACTCAAACGAATAATCTCCCCCAACGTTAGCAGTAAAAGATAACTCTCCGTCATCTTCTGGCGTTATTACGTTGTCAGGCCATCTAACTTTTGACCCTACAGGAATATTAGTAACGCTTATTACGCTTCCTACTGTAGCTGGAGAAACAGTAACGTCAGGAAACTCTGTCTTATCAACAATGGCACCACTACCATTTACATATTGTGCATCGTAGTCAGCAAATATGTCAGTGACCATGTACAACTGACCTTGGTCAATGTTCATTTCTATTTCATCTTCTGCGCAAGATATAACTTTGACTATAGTACCGTCGGGTTCATAAACAGCATAAATATTCATCGCTTAACCCCCAACAAAGAAATAAACCAATTACCGCCAACAGCACCTGAGCCTGTACTACTGCCATATATACGGTAAGTAGTAGACCCAGTGCTAGGTGTATGAACAAAACCTGCGCTCATACAGTCAGAGAAACCTTGAAGACTAGACTGCCCAACTATGCCTTCCGAGCTATTAGCCGTTATTCTAAGCCCCCGCGTAACTTCGTTAGTACCAGTTGATGTAGCAATAATATTAAGCTGCCCAAAGAACTGCACTTGCGACGGAAGAAGCGAAGCGTCAGACCCCCAATTAACTGTAATAGAGCCTATTTGAGTCCACGCCGATCCAATAGAAACGCCGCTTGGCCCGGATATAGCACGGGGAACAGTAACGTTTTCACCAGCAATCTTAAGGGTAGTTACTTGTGCTGATCCTATCTTAGCAGCTGTTATTTGAGCATCACCAATCTTAGCGGTCGTTATAGTAGCGTTGTCTATCTTGGCGCCCGTCACGGCTAAGTTATCAATTTTTCCTGTAGTCACAGCTAAATTGTCAATCTTCGCTACGTCTACCGCTAGATCCCCAATTTTGGCAGTAGAAATAGTACCGTTTTGTATAAACGCGTCGGTTATGTAAACCCCAGTGCCAACAGTTTCTCCGCCAATCGTTGTTGGACTCGTCCTTACAATAAAAGGAATATCGGAATTTTGTATTGTAGAACCGATAGCAAACTCATCGGCTCTTACATAGAACTTAGCAGAAGTACTGTTGTTAACTAGCCCGAACCCCGCGACCATGCCGTTTGAATCAATTCTTACTGAGTACTCGCCCTCCAGCCCATTTATTGAGGTTGAATTAGTCTGAACAGTTGTAGATAAATTCCCAACAGTTGTGTTTACTTGGCTAACGTCAGAAGAAAGCGTTTGAACTTCGCCATCTAACGTAGACACACTAGTTGTTAGCTGATTAACAGCTGTCGCAGTAGCCGCTACACCTGTGGAAGGATCATTAACAGTCGATTCAAGTGCAGTAATATCAGAAGCATTTGTAGATATATTGTTACCCTGCTGGGTAACAGTCGTAGTTAAGCTAGACAGACCGCTAGATGTTGCTGCTACTCCAGTAGTAGGGTCATTGACGGTTGTTTCTAAAGCAGTGATGTCTGAAGCATTAGTTGTTATATCGTTACCCTGCTGGGTAACAGTTGTAGATAAACTAGATAAACCACTAGCTGTTGCCGCTACTCCAGTAGTAGGGTCATTAACGGTTGTTTCTAAAGCAGTAATATCAGAAGCATTTGTAGATATATTATTGCCCTGTTGGGTAACAGTTGTAGATAAACTAGATAAACCACTAGCTGTTGCTGCTACTCCAGTAGTAGGGTCATTAACGGTTGTTTCTAGGGCAGTAATGTCTGAAGCATTAGTTGTTATATCGGCACCCTGATTGGTAACAGTCGTCGACAAATTTGACAGGCCACTAGCAGTCGCATTAACTCCAGTAGTTGGATTGTTAACAGTTGTCTCAAGGCTCGTTATATCAGAAGCGTTAGTTGTTATATCGTTACCCTGCTGGGTAACAGTCGTCGACAAATTCGATAGCCCACTGGCCGTTGCGTTGACGCCAGTGGTCGGGTCGTTAACGGTTGTTTCTAAAGCAGTGATGTCTGAAGCATTAGTTGTTATATCGTTACCCTGCTGGGTAACAGTTGTAGATAAGCTAGATAAACCACTAGCTGTTGCCGCTACTCCAGTAGTAGGGTTGTTAACTGTTGTTTCTAAAGAAGTAATATCAGAGGCGTTAGTTGTTATATCGTTACCCTGCTGGGTAACAGTTGTAGATAAGCTAGATAAACCACTAGCTGTTGCTACTACGCCAGTTGATGGGTCGTTTACAGTTGTCTCTAAAGAAGTAATATCAGAAGCGTTAGTTGCAGTAGTTTGTTGTAAAGTAGTTATATTTGAGCTATTTGATCCTACAGTTGTATTCAGATTAGTTATTTGCGAAGTGTGAGTACTAGTTATTGTCTCCAAAGAAACTATATCATTCTCAGCTGCGTTAATTAAAAGCTGCGCTGCAGCTATATCTGCTTCAGCTGCAGCTATATCTGCTTCAGCTGCAGCTATATCTGCTTCAGCAGTAGCTAAATTTGTTTCAACTGTAGATAGATTAGTTTCAACTGTAGATAAAGTAGTTTCAACCGCGGCTAAATTTGCCTCGTTAACTTCAATAAGGTCGATTCTGTCGTTAAGACCTTGGTAAAATGCATCTTCAGTTATAGCCCCTTGCAAAACTTCTAATGTGTTAACCACATCTAAAGCTGTTTGACCTAGCGTGCCCGCAGACGCATTATAAGGCCCGACTATAGCAGCCGTGCTTACGTGGCGTATCCAATAGTAAAAAGACTGCCCTTCTCCGCAAGGATCAGAAAAAGCGAACCCGCTAGCAGTACCAATTAACTGTGCGTCGCCCAGCACATCAGAGTCATGCCGCCATATTTCAGTCAGAGAGTGATTGCTGTAGTTGGGGAAGTCCCAAAACAACAACATAACTGAATAGCCACCAGTTACTGAAAAACCAGTAGGCGCAGTTGGAATAGTAGTGTTTATTACTTCAGTGTCGCTACCAAAGTTCGAGCTGCCGTCAGGATTAAAAGGTCTGTTCGCCAGCTCTACTGCCAGCCCACTATCTATCAACTCCCTTAGAGTTACAGCTCGATCTCTTGTGTCTCCGCGTCTACCTAATCTTATCTCAACCGCTTCTGACAAACTCTCTAAGTATTTGCGTAAAGCAGGCGAGACGTCTCCTGGGGGTTTAGGTAACCCAGGTACTTTTGTAGGTTTTGTAGTGCGAACAGTCATACGCTACGTATCTCATCTATGCTCTGGGCGAGACAAACCTCGTCGATATCTACTGCTCCAGAAACTTCTACTTCCCACACACGACCAACAACAGCGGGTAACCTCATAATTGGCTCGCGCAACGTGCCAGCAGATATGCCGACAGGCACGGTTGTAGTCTGGGTATAAACGCCAGCAGCCTCGTCTACAGAGTAGTTAGCTATTAAAACACCGTCAGCCCATACTCTAACAGATACCGGATAATCTTGAGCAGTAACAGATACCCACGCCATACTTGTTGGTGCTGGCATAACTATTTGCTTACTCTTCCAAGCTAACGTGCGAGGCGTGGTGCCGCCTCTGTATTTTTTAATTTCACCAGCAACAATAAGATATAACTCTCCGTCTTTAGGGTTCATGTAACCCCCACGGATAGTGTCGTTGCCTGTTAATTTAGACAGTGCTGTTTCTTCAGCTCTCGGGTCATAGACAAACCCGCCACCGTCCCAGAACGCTACATAAGTACCTTCATGCCTAAACGCCTTAAACGTAGTAGGGTTGAAGTCAGCGTTCCACTGTTTTATAGACACAAGTCCCTTTGTAATGACTGTGCCTTCACCGCCAGAAACAGCGCAAAGCCCGTCAGGACTGGCGTACAAAAGATAGTTGCCCATATCAACAACGCTGTGCTTGTTAACACACGCTTGGGCTAAATCAACGCGGATAGCTGTCATTGCACTAGGTTCAGTGCCAGTGACAAAGTAGGGAGAACCGTCCGTAAGGCATATAACGCCATTACCAACGGCCCCTATAGCAACTATGTTTTCTTCAACTGTTATACGATAACCAATAGGCCAAGCGTGAGGTAGATATGGCTCGCTAAGGCAGAATCTTTTGCCAGTGAACCCTGCAAACGTACCGTTGGCAACGGCAATTAACCCCTGCAAAGGGCCATCTGGATACAAAGAAGCATTATCGTCAGGCGGGCCTATCCACGTTTCGCTAGGCAGTACTTCTCCTAACGCTGCTGACGCTGAAGTGTCTGTATAGGAAACCGTGGAAAAAGGAACTTCTGCTACAAACTGGAAAGTCGTGTTTGTAGAGCCAGTGTTAGACCTGTATATGCGCTTTAAAGCGCCGTCTGGAACGCTAAAATTGTAATTACCATTTGGATGGTCAGCAGATGGCATACTGATCGTAACTGACTCTGTATCAGTGCGCTCTAACACTGCGCTTGCAGGGCTAGGAGGGCCTTCTTCACCAAAGGCCGTAACAAACGTGTATACATAAGCCACGTCGTCTGGCGTTTGCGTCTCGTCAGCCGTGCCAGTTTTAGAAATAGAGGGGGCGTTTGCTGGGGCAGGGACACCTAACCTAAAAGAATTAGCAGGATACCCACTAGCGCCACTAACTATAGTAGACACCGTGCCCATTCTAGGGAAATCTTGGCCTGTCCAATACAGACGATCCGTAGTATCGCCGGGGATTGGGCCTTCGACGGCTTTTACGTAGTCTTCATTCCACTCAAGCCAAGTAGTGTCTCGGTAGTAATAAATAGAGTTACGAAAACCGCTAATTAAAGCAAACTCGACAGAATTATCAGTTATAGCAGACAGCCTGCCTGACTCAAAGTCTATATTGTCAGCAGTTTGAGCAAACTGTTCAGCTAGTAACCTTGGGGACACAGCTGGAGCTAATCCACTAAATCTGTCGCGTTTAAAATATACCATGTTATTTTTTCCCGTTGCTTCCGCCGAAAAAGAAAGCCGAAATACCCGAAACAAGACCGCCTAAGTAGCCTAATATAAGGTTAACAACGCCGTCATCGTTAGCGTCGGGGGGTTGTATAGTAACCATAAACACGTACCCGAGAAAGCCTATTAACGCTAACATGGCAAATACTCTAGGCGTAGGGTCGTCTGCAAACTTCTCTCTTGCGTCTTTCCTGTCGTCAACCTCAGCCTTAAAAGACTCAAGGTCAATCTCCATCTCTCGAATACGATCTTGAAACTCACGGTCAGCCTGCTTAACTAGTACAGCCTTCTCGGGTTGAGCCTCAAGAATCTTCTCAATCTGCTCTACATTTGCTTCGGGGCTACCTAATTTAGCAGCCACCATCTTTACAGCCATGCCCGCCATAGGCCCACCTGCGGCCTGCGCAAGTGTAGGAGCTAATGTCTTAAGCAAGCCGCCTATCTTAAGCATCTTCTGCGACTATTTTGTCTATCGTGTCGCACACATCTTCTACAATAACACCCGTAGTAGCTGATAGCGCAGAGCGGCCAACAGCACGCATGCCTTTGTAAACGCCTGAACAATAGAGTTCTTTGTTCTCTCGCACCTGTTCAACGGTAGTACAGGATGCCATAAGCAATGAAATGCTAAATACCAACGCCAGTTTTGCCATTTTTCTGATCCTTTAGAAATTTAGTCAATCGCTCTTTATAACCGTCCATAAAATGATCTGATACGCGGTCTTTGTAGCCCCTGTCCTTCTTACGTAAGTACTTGCTAGGGTTTATGTAGTCCACGCCACCATTAGAGAAGTAAAGCATATCTTGTGACTTGCTGGGGCCGTAAAAGAGCCTAGGAACCCGGCACACGGCATCACTGCCATTAACCACGGAGATCTGGTTGTCTAGCGTCATAGAACGCTTAAAACCTTTAAAGAATGTATTGGGCTTGCCAAAGGTAATCAAGTGGAGGTTGTCGTGCTTGCCGTTTAGTTTAACCGCTGTCAGCTCTGCCAAAGCGCCGCCAAGACTATGGCCACAGATTAGTGTGCGCTTATTATAGTCTATGTGCTTTTCTACCTCACCCCAAATAGAAGAATGAGCTGCTGCAAACCCTGCATGGCACATTCGTCCTGCGTACGGTACAGGAAATGGGATTAGGTTAAACGCCCAATCCTTTACCTGCTGTGTCCCACGAAACACAATAATATCTATAGTTTTGCGCTTTACTACAAACGCAGTAGTAGAAGTAAACGCCGATTCAATTTTGACGGCATCTCGATTTTCGTCGTTATAAGCCTTTATTGACCACGAACAGGCCATTGTCAGCATCACCGGGTCAAGTTTCATTTGTCAGCCTTATTTTCTAGTCGTTTAAATATAGCGCCGAGCATTTCCTTAACTTCTCGGATGTCTTCACGGTAGTCGTCCTTGGTTACATAAAGCATGGGGATAGCTTTCATATCAGCGTCAATACGATCTAAAAGCGCAAACACGCGATTAACCAACCATCCCACAACAAACCCTGCTAAGGCGATTGCCACGTTAAACATCACTTGATAATCCATCGCCCTATCCTACTACTAAGTTAACCATCCAGAAAGTTATACCCATTGTCGCTACCGTCATTAGGAGGATAAGGGCGCCGTCAATTATAAGTCGTTTCCGTTTAGCTCTAGCCTCTGCGGCTTCAAGGCGAAGTCTTCGTATACTGCGCCTAGTCTTCATCATCTCATTATAGAAAGCCTCACCCGGCCCGTAAACCACTATCATCTCTCTGAGTTTGGCCTCCATCTGCTGCGTCTTGTGCTTTGCCATCTGTATTTCTAGGGCTTGAGCTTCTACCGACGAGCCTCGCATGAACTTAGGGCCATGCTGATTCTCTTTTTCTATTTCAAGAAGTTTCTCTTTAGAATCAAAGAACTTGCCTATGTACTGTGCTGTATCCTCTATCTCACGGCCTGCGTTAACCGCTTTGGTAATCATGTTATAGGCTTTGCTTGCGCCAGATATACACGCGGTTATGGTTAGTGGATCCATTAGTACGGCCTCACTTTTGCGGGGTCTGCCCTTCGTGGTAAACAATAAGCTGCAAGGGCCACGCCTCTCGGCTCGTAATTAAGTGTCCGTTCTACTTTCCCCCTAACAATCGCGTTTGCAAAATAGTTGCACCTATGAATGTCATAGAAATACATGTCCGAAGACTGTATTTGGCCGTTGACCAGTACCATTAACAAAAATAGGTGCGTCACTATTCATACCTTATTGCTCTACAACCTCAGCAGCTTCCAAGGACTCAGTAAGCATCTTCAAAAAAGAATCTTTACCCACTTGCAATTGTTGAGTTTGAAAGTTCATGTTGTTAATCTTTCTGTCTAAATCAAGACAGTGATTCGTCATGACAATCTGCTCTTCAGTGAAGTTAGCTGTATCGTATTCAACATCGTTTATCGTAATCATTTGGGGTTTGTTGTCTTTACCCATTAGATTTTCTCCTAGTTAAAAACTACCACGGAACACCCGCAGCAGTGACAGGGTTGACCTGCAAATCAATGTTTGATTGCAGACTTGCTTCAGTAGCGTCTTTGTCTACTGAGTCGTACACCCACCCAAGAACAATCTCTTGAGTAAGATCAGCATAGGGTACATAACCTTCTGCTGAGGGTTCAGGGTTGAAGCCACAAGTGCCGTAAGTAGACGCAGTGTAAGTTACAGCATCGTCTCCTTCGCCAGTTGTTTCTTCAGCGTTTACTCTCCAGTGTGCGACTATGACAGCGCCATCCATATCAGAAGGCTGTAGGTCGTACTCTAAAGTTTGAATAGTCCAATTAAAAGTTGTCATGTGTTACTCCGGTTTAGTAGGCCAATCTGTTTCTGTTAAGTTTGGAAAGTTAGCGTGAGTAGGTATATCTCGCAGTGCTTGGCGGTATGTCGCCCATGCTTCTTTATTAGGACTAGTATAGTCCGGCATTTGAGTCCAATCTGACTCTGTTAGTTTAGCGTCTCGCTCTGTGCGAATCTCAGCAGCAGCGCGGTCATTAGCACCTGCTGCGTACTCAGCTTCCATTGCGTCCCATTCTGCTTCTTCTTCAGGAGTAAACGAAACAGTGCCTTCTGGTGTTGCTTTATAACGTGTCATTGTTTGCTCCTATGATTTTTTGTAGCCATACAATAATACTTCTCCGGCAGTTGCCAATGCGCTATTACTACCGAAAATCTGTATTCCGGTAATGTTACCGGCCGCAGGGTTGTATCCTGCTAATATTGCATTTACGCCAGAACCAACCGAAGAAACATTAAATACCGGTGAATTTGCGTTGTTAATTTCTATACGTCCGCCCGACCCTCCCCAAGAGGATTCATATTGCGAAATAAATCTAAATTCAGTTTGACTAAACAGTGAGCCACTCCTATGGTAAAAAGAATAGCCAGAAGTAACTAAAGTTCCTCCTTTATAAACCCTCATGTAAATATCTCTATTAGCATTTAAAACTAAATTACTAAAGAAAATAACATAATTATCATAAGTAGAAGAAAATCCGCTTGTTATGTCTATTGTGCTGACAGAGCTTGTAATAGTAGTAGTAGAGATAAGCTCCAAAGCACCACCACCACCAACACCAGTAAGCCCTGAGCCATCACCTACGAATGCATTAGCATTTACAGTGCCAGAGAAATGAGCGTCTTTGAACTTGTAGGATGAAGAACCTATGTCTGTTATCCCATTTACGCCAGTATTGTTTTTATAAGGTCTAATTGTGTTAGTAGCAAACCAAAGACCTGAACGGTTATTGCCTTCAATAAACATTTCGGAGGAGTTAGCACTACCAATAGTGCCTACTTCAGTGCTATTTGCGCGTAAGCTAATTATGTCACCAGTAGTGTTTAGCCTATTTAGCAGTAACGCTCTAGAACCATTAGAAATATGAGCCGCGTAATCTCCTTGCTGATCTGACAAAAATAGATGACCTACTGTAGATAAACTTGCAACAGACTGACCAACAAGTAGGTTGCCATAGGCATCAATTCTAACTCGCTCTGAGCCGTTTGTGGTGTCTCCTGTTGTAAAGGTAATAATTCCACTTCGACCGCCTGACTGTCCCCACGAGCTGAGATTAAGATTTAAAGGCGAACCTGAAGCACTTATACCTGACCCAAAAAGTGTATTGCTGCCTGTTGTGTTAAGGTCTAACTGATATTGTGGAGCTGTGTTTCCAATACCAACATTGCCTGATGAGTCAAGCGTCATTCTCTTGTTGCCAGTACCATCAGAGGCGCTAACCATAAACTCTAACGATCCAACCGTTCCTGTATCAATGCCATATGATCGTATTTGTGATTTGCTAGAGCCTTCATGACCTAATACTAAAGTAGCGGCTGAGTGGGCTATGTTTTGGGCTGTAAATCGTCCGACTCCGACATTGGCTGTGCCTGATAAGTACAAGCTGTTGAACCTTGCTCCGGTATTTCCTAAATTAACTCCGGCGTCACGAATAGCAAGATTGCTTGGGTTCATTGGGTAAATTGAAGAATTGCCAGATATAAAACTTAAACCTATATTTGAGCTGCCAACAAAAAGATTGTTAGTAAAAGCAGTACCAATACTACCTACGGTTGTGCCGCCTTTGCGGAACTGCGCTATCGTGCCATCACTGGCTGTACGGTTTAGAACTAACGAAGTACCCGAAGAGCTATGGTGCGTTTGTCCACTTGACTGAAGCGAAGAACCTGTAGTTGTGCCAAAAGAAACGTCAGGGTTCGTAGTACCCACCAACAGGTTGCCAGAAGTGTCAACGCGGAAACGCTCCGAGCCGTTAACGCCGAATAAAAATGGATCGTTTGTTTGCGTCCATAAAAACGCGCTACCAGTTGAGCTACTAGCCAATCTAACTTCTGTGTTGCTAGTTGTGTTATTTATTTTTATCTGTTGTGTGCCACTGTTTTCTATAGTTAGCGAATGCGTAGGACTCGTAGTGCCAATACCGACATTGCCACTGGAGTCTATGCGCATGCGTTCTGTGCCGCTAGACGCAAAACTCATATAGTCTGTGTTGTGGTTATATTGTACATAACCACGATACCTAGCATCACCAGTTGTGCCGTCTGCAAATGCTAGATAAGCTGTGTTGCTTGTTGCCGTTGACGCAATGGTTATACCGCCTTCAGTAGGGGCAGAAACAACTAAATTATCAGCATAATAATTTGTAGGACTACTAGTACCAATACCAACATTGCC